TATTATATACCTATACCAAAGGCGCAAGAGTTTGAAGAGAAGTCGTACATCATACACCCTTACGTGCTTGGAGTTATGATAGGTGACGGATGCTTAAGAGAAAATTCTTCTGATAATTGTTTTGCTATTTCAAACACAGAAGATGATATAATAGAAAAAATTTCACTATATACTGGAACTAAACGTGTTAGAAGATGTTTAAAAAGTCATACAAAGTACTTCTACACAGACCAAGCAAAAGAGTATAAAGACTACTTGCATGAGGTTGGATTAGACGATTATTCTTATAATAAATTTATCCCTGACGAATATTTATGGGGGAGCATTAAACAGAGGAAACAACTTCTGTACGGTCTGATGGATACAGACGGATGCGTGGAAGAAAAGAATAGATATTCATTTTCTACAACAAGTGAGCGTCTGAAAAATGACTTTATTTATCTGTGTAGAAGTTTGGGATATATTGCTACGGTTAGTACAGATAATAGGGATGGGAAATATACAACTGGAAAAGCATACGACATTAGGATACAAACAGACGATATAATATTCAGTAGCAAAAAACATATTGATAAATATAAATGGAACTTTGAAAAGTATATACGGAACAGAAATTACGGTAGGACAAACGACCATGTTAGAATAGAATCAATAACATATAAATGCAACGAGGACGCATTATGTATATTTGTTGAGGATAAAGACCACCTATATATAGCAGGCGATTTCTTAACAACGCATAACACCTTTGGTGCTATCCTATCAATGGCAGAGCCTTTATTAGACCCTGGTTTTAGGGGAGTTTTTTTCCGAAGAACCTACGGAGAATTGAAAGGTGCCGGAGGTGTGGTCGATCTGTTCAAAGAAGCGTTTGGAGAGATTGTGCATATTAAAATCTCAGATAGCCCACGTTTTACTTCTGACAATGGAAGCTATATAGAAGCAAGACAAATAAGTGACGAAGACCCCAAAAAGATAACAGAAACATTTCGTGGGCTACAGGCTGACTGCTTAACATTTGAAGAACTTACAACATTTGAGTGGTACACTTTCATGTATATTATGACACGCGCTCGTGGTCGAGGGAAATGGACTGGCAAAGTGAGAGCCACGCTAAATCCTAAAAGGTCTCATTGGACGAGGAAATGGCTTGATTGGTACATAAAGCCGGATGGATTCCCTGACCCTGCAAAGGATGGCGTTGTTCGTTACTTTTTTTTAAGAGGTGAGAAAGTAGAAGATTTAGTTTGGGGGGATACAAAAGAAGAAGTATACAAACAATGTAAGCCTATAATAGACCGTCAAATGGAAAAACTTGGTGGAGACGTAAAATACCAAGACATGATTAAGTCATTTACGTTCTATAAAGGTTCGTTGTCTGAAAACAAAGCATTGCTTGAAAACAATAGAGGATATGTAGGTAATGTCGCAGCCGTCGGAGAAAAAATGTCACAAGCATTGATTGAGGGCAATTTCAATGTTGACCTCGAAGAGGATGCGGAAATTCCCATACCTCCTCACATTGCTGAATCCGTCTTTATGAACGACCCAAGAGAAAACAACGACATGTGGATAACGGCTGACTTAGCGGACACCGGAACTGACAATACGATAATCCTTGTATGGAACGGTTTGCACATAATTGACATGCTTACATTATGTACCAGCACGCCAAGAGTGAATGCGGACAAAATAAAACTTATGGCAGAAAAGTGGGACATACCGGACAGCCATATAATTTATGATGGTATTCGTGCAGTGTATATAAATGACTACATACCTGAGGCTCAACCTTTCATATCATATAGGAGGTCAATAGGGAAGTATGGAAGGGCTTATTATAATTTGAAAGACGAATGTTATGCGAGATTGGTAAACGTAATAAAGAGACAAAACCTTTCTTTTACGGACAAGATTGCAAACAACATATACCAGCATTTGAATATGAGCAACCCTATAACTGTAAAAGTCGAGTTTATTGAAGAATGTTCTGTAGTAAGGTTCAAAGACCTTCCCGGAGGGAAAAAGACGCTTCTTAATAAAAAAGAAATGAATCAGATGTTAGGGAAAGGAAGGTCTATGGACTTGTTAGACCCTATAGCGATGCGCATGTATCCGCTTCTTGATTTTGAGTATGGTCAGGAGCTTATAATGACAGCTGCTGAAAAGAATGACTCAGACGACCGGTCGTATTCTAATGTAAACGTATATTCTGAAAGTGTTTGGTGCTAAATTTGCTTAACATGAAAATAGGTATAGAAGAAATAAAGAAAATTGTATCTGACGGGAAAACAATGGGATATAGCTTGCGTACTGCCGATATATTTTATATATTTGCCGTACAGATATTTAACGAAAAGATACTATATGAACAATTGTTCGGTGGTGATTCCGAAGAAGAAATAACTTCATACAACTCAAGTGACAAACTTAAATTCTTGAAGAAATATATAAATTCCAATTATCCATCTATATATTCTGGCAAGAATGAACAGCCAAATCGTGTAAGACAGAAAAAAACGAGTACGGAGCATGAGGATATTACTTTTGAGGAGAACAAGGCTTACATGCTAAAGCTAAAGAAAGAAACCGAGGAAGCGATAACTAATGGAGAAATTGAGAAAAAGGACGGGTTGAAAATCCTTGCAGACCTTAGCGTGAAACTGAACGATAAGTTTGCTGTGTCTGAGAAGCAGGATGAGCAACGAATAATTGTGTACCCAAAATTCTCGACCATTTGTGAAACAACACGTCGTGAGTGCTGGCTACAGACAAAGGAATTTGCAATGCAACATTGGGGCTTGATAGAAGACCCGAATAAGGTTGAAAAAGATATAAAGGATAACGGAGATGAATGAGAGGACAAGACAACAGATTGATACGCTTATTGCTAATCCTGATTTGCTAATTAGGAAGAAGCCGTTCACGAGAGGTACTACAGACCCCGCGTGCAACAACTACATCAACAAGCAAATCTGCATAGGTGAGGACTTTGAGGCCAAACTTCCGTCACTGAAGCGTTATGTGGTTACACAAGACCAGTTCCTTCGGGAACTTGACCCGTATAGCCACGCCGTGCTGTTTGATGATAATGTGCCGTCAATAACCATGAAGCTGAAAGACGGAAGCTACCAAGACATTAAATTCAATAAAATGGCAGTTCCTTTTCAGCAGATTATCAAGGACGCCCATGTCTTGCGCTTGTGTGGAAATGACATGAATTTTACACTCATGGACGTAGAGCCTACAGACACACAGGTTAATGATTTTATCACATATAAACAATATTGGAAACTCCGTAACATGGACGGCATGCGCACAAAAATGGTAGATGCGCAAAAGTCCGTTGGCGATGCGGGCCTGCTTTTCTATTTTGACAAGGACGGCAAGATAAAGGCGCGGTTATTGTCGTATATGGATGGATTTGTATTATGCCCCCACAACGACCAGAACGGCGACAGAATACTTGAATCCGTTTACTATCAAGACAACGGCATAAACTATATAGACAGCTACGATGATACCTATATGTACAGGTATTCACAAGATTGGGGCGAAGATAGCGTGGAAGCCGGAACATGGAGGATGCACCCGCCTGTAGCACATGGCTTCAGCGAAATACCCCTTATCACAAAGAGGGGTAAAGTTGCATGGGACAACGTGCAGAATATTATCGAATCCTACGAGATTCAGTATAATATATTCCTGGTTATCCAAAAACGGCACGGATGGGGTATCTTGTATGTAAAAGGTAAGTTTAAGGATGAAGGCAAAAAGATTGCCGGTGCAATTGTGCTTAACGACACCTCTATTGAGGGTAATGGCAGTGCAGAGTTCAAAACTCCACCTACACCTGACGGCATGCTCAAAACGCTTGAGTTGATGGAAGAAACAATTCAAAAGGGCAGTGGATGCACGTTTATTCTTCCAAAGGATATTACTTTGTCGGGCGATATAAGCGGAATAGCGGTTAAAATATCCCAGCAGCTTGACAACCAGACTTCTCTTCGTGGAGCAATTGACTGGCAGAACGTAGCAGATAAGATGTGCCGATTGTTCAAGGAGGGACTGGCAAAAGAGTTGGTTAATAAAGGCATTAACCCTACCGCAGTAACCGATTTTGAAAACCTGCATATCAATGCGAGATTCAAAGAGTGGATGCCGCAAAGTGACACGGATTATAATTCCATGCTCATTCAGCTAAAAGGTGCCGGACTTATCTCCGAAGAAACGGGGATTGAGCGCAATACAGAAAGTTCTCCTGATGAAAAGTTGAGAAGAAAGAAAGAGAAAGAAGAAGAGCAAGCGCATGCTGAAAGGAACCTTATGTTGTCACAAAATAAAAATAACAACAATGACGGAAGTCAAAATAAAGGAGGTGAATAATATGAACGGATTGGAGACTTTTTTGACTGCCGCAGGTGGATTGATAGCAGCTTTGGGAGGTTTTGAATTTGTTAAGTATTTAATGAACAAGAATAGCAACGACAGGATTATGGCTGCAAAGGCTTTTCAGGAAGAAAGGAAAACAATTTTGGAGGATTATGCAAGAATCCAAAAGGAAGTTGACAGAATGCAGACATTAATTGACGAACTCAGGAAGCGTGTATGCGTTTTAGAGGAGACGAGGCTGGATTTGATTAAGGAAAACAATGAACTTAAGCTTGCATTAAAAGAAGCCGAGCATAACGTATGTTTAAGACCTGATGATGAGTGTTTCAAAGGACGTATGCCAGTACGGACATATTGCAGGCTAAAGAAGCTGGCTAACGGTGAGTACGATGCTTTTTATAATGAAGAAGATAATAAAGAAAACAAACAAGAATAAAAATAGGAGGCATAATTATGTTTGATGATAAAATTGTAAAAGGAAGTGAGATAACGGAACAAGGAACATTTAAAGCGGATGGAGGAATGTTCTATCTTATGATTGTACCTAAAACTGAGCAATCACCGGTAGTAGGTATATTCCAAGTAAAGCTGTCAAGGAATGAGGCTCTTTCAGACTATCCTTTCAGTGTAGGTACATGGAATCCAGTCATATTAAATGAAATAAATGTTAAGGCTGAAGACTTGACTAATTTCCGTATATTTTGGGGAGCATGACGTATGGGAACAGTAATTGGATTTGGAGTCGGTATAAAATATCATAATGATTCTTTATACAGCACCCTAATCAATCCTCCACAAAAAGAAGAGACATGGATGTTTGAAGACGGTACTGACATATTGTGGGAAGACAATACCGAAATGCTTGTAGAACAAGTCGAAGAAGTAGCCTTGGCTACGTTTTCTATAAAAAAGAGTATAAATATAAATAGTACACAAAATGGGAACAAAAATAAGCGAAGCAACATTAAGAGAAACTCTAAAAGGAAGTGAAAGCCTTCCAATAGTTGACACTGACTTACCGAAGGGAAGGACAACTATTGACATCTTAAAGTCGTATGTGAAACCCGACCTGAGCGGCAAGCAGGACAAATTGGTTAGCGGAACTAATATCAAAACCGTGAACGGGGAGAGCATATTAGGAAGCGGTGATCTGGTTATAGAAAAAGCGGATGACATGTTCACAATAAACGTGGGAACTGTCTCCGATGGGCAAAGCGCGACAATAGACCTGTCGTTCGATGGACTTGTCAGCGCGGTAAAAGGGAAGAAGAAGATATTGGTTTCAGACGGTTATGGTTCGGTATTCAACGCGAACATGGCTTACTTGAGCGAGGGTGAAGATGCAGTTTACCTGAATTTCGCGAATCTCAACAACAGGGAGACACAATATTATGTCCTTTATTTTTCAAAGAAGAACGACACGCAATGCTACCTGTTCACACGCATTGACCCGGCTGTTTATGTCCTTGCGGAACTAACATTGAAAATTGGGGGGGATAATTCTCGGGCACGGCTTACATTCAACTCCGACATAGGATATGACAGTATAGTACTTGCGATACAGACGGGACGTTTGTTGCTTGCAGTAGGTGGTGAAATTTATGCTAAAAACTTTAACTTTTTGACTTATTTGGGCGATGGAGACTTCGTAACCAATGCATTTGATGCGTCCATTGCCGGTGAATTTTATAGATTCTCTTGGAGCGAGAGTGACGAAAATTATATTACCAATAATGAACAAGGTTTTACGGTGTTAAATGTATCTGTTATGCTATTTCCGTACGTAACAGAACAATATGTAGAACAGAATTATGCGAAAAAAACAGACCTTTCCGGCAAGGTGTCCGGGACGGGCGTGACGGAGATACAGGTTGTCACAGTGCTTCCCGAAACACAACAGGACGGGGTACTGTACATCGTCAAAGAGCAGGAGGAAACGGCATGACATTCGATGAGATAAAGGAAATGCAGATTGGCTCTAAAAAGGTCAAAGAGGCGTGGCTGAACGGCAGGCAAGTCTATCCAAGTGAAAAGCGAATCATGGATTCTCTTGTATGCTGGTATGATATTGGTAAACAACAATGTACTAACGAATCTATGGCAGCTAATCCTACGCTTCGTGATTTGAGTGGTAACGGGCATGATGCTACTTGCTATAACTTTGCATGGTCTGAGATGAGCGGTATCGGAGGATATGAAGAGAATTTTAATAATTACAAACAACATCACGACAGAGCAGATTATAGCATTTCTCATGACGGTAGTACAATTCATATTGATAGTATTATTATTGCTAACGTAACTTATACTACTGTTTTAGAAAAATTCAGTATAAATACATTTAATATAAACGAATTTAAAATTAAAGTAACTGGACTCTCTACTTTAGATGAAAATAGTAGTTTTATAGTCGATTCTATTAGTAATAACATAACTACGAAAATTATAGAAACAAAAAAAGACGGAATATATAACATTCCAAATTTACAAGATATAACATACTTTAGAATAAGTATTGGTAAATCAATTGTACAAAATTTAGATATCACTATCGAACAATTACCTCTCTACCCTAACGCCCTTGTATCTGATGGAGTAGATGATTATGCGAAAGTTACGGGGTTGCCTATCCTTACCAAGGAGAAAGGTTATACCGTTATTGCTAAGAGAGACAACTTGTATCAGTTAAATGAAAAAGGTATTGTAGCCTCTAAACATTCAGGTCGTTCAGATGGAGCATTCCAAATTGAATATAATTTCGACAATGTTAGGGCTACTGCTTGGAATTTTGGATCTTCTAATATTATTCAATTTTCAAGTTCAAAAATAATCTACCAAACGAGCAAGTCTTACAATGGTGAAACATCTTTAAATATTGGTACTTTTGATGATACAAGTATTTTAGACTTATTTAAATATATAAATCAAGTTTGGGGAAAAGTAGCTCTTTATTCTTTTTTACTATTCAACCGCGACTTGACCGATGCCGAGATAGAATGGGTGAAAGAGAACATGGTAGAAGCGGACGGGGTGATGATGTATGATTGGATGGATAAAGATTTGTTTATTAACTTTATAGAAGACGGCAGTAGGGCAACCGGGAGTATTAATTCCGATAAGATGGTCATAACGGGGATTGTTAATCCCTATGCAAGATTCTTTGAAACAAAGGGTACTAACGATAAAGTCATTAATAGTTACAAGATTAAAGTGACAGGTGTTACCGATAATGTCCACGTTCGTTATTCAGGTAAAGTCAACGGAACAGAAACTATACTTTTAGAAATATCGCAAGATGGAATATATACCCTCCCTCAAGTTGAGGGAAGAACTATAGGTTTTAGACCTTATATTGTCAATAATGATGTTGACACTCCAGTGAATATAACAATACAACAACTAATTACGCCTTTGGACCAACCACTTGACCATTCACTGATTGACGCTTGGATATTCAGTGGTTTGAGAAATGAGGATGCTCCTGCTTCAATCGTAGGTGAAAAAGGTATTGAATTATCATGTAGCAATTTCGCATGGAACGAACAAGGCAGCGGGTTCAAGGACGGAGCCCTGTATTTTGACGGAGTGGATGATTATTGTGTAAGAGGTAATGTTTTAACATGTGACCGAAATGTTACCGTAATAGGGAAGAGAAAACTTACAACTGATGAATATAACCAATGGCAATGCTCGCTGAATATCCATGTTGGTTCGGATTATATTCCAATTATATACTTGGATTATTACGAATCAAGTTTCGAATCTGCGTACGGTTACAAAATGAAATCCATATTTGGGGATTATGAATTATATTACAACAATGACACCGACCCACACACGTTCTGGGCAACTAAGGACTTGTTTAACGGGGAAAAATATGTTAATAAAGCAACAAACTTAGAGGACGGAAAGAAGTATAATTACAACATCTATTTAGGTAGAGTGTGGAGCGGAATCAAGTCAGCATGCGCATGGTATTACTTAGCAGTTTACGACAAGGTAATGACTGAGCAGGAAGCTCAGTTCGAAATAGAGAAACTTGAAAAGATATGGTCTAACAGATTAAACAATAATAAATCATGAAATTTATAGTAGTAACAAACGAATGGATGTCCGAACACGGACTTACACTGCTTTCAACAATGAGAAAATCGAAAGATGGAAGTAAAATAATTCTGCACGAAGATTATTTTAATCTGATTGCTAAACGGGACGAAGAAGGTAATCTAATATTAGACGGTGCAGAAGTATATGCGCACAATAGCGAAGAATTGAAAACCTTGCTCAATAGCGAGGAATGGACTTGGAGCGAAGAAGCATCGACAGAAAGTGCTGACTTCATTCAGGTAGCCGCTGTAAGAAACCTCATGTCAGCGACCAAGGCTGGCATTCAGGCAATGGCATTGACCGACAACGAAATGTTGAAAGTGAAGGACATGTACCCTGAATGGTCTGAGTTCATCAATAAGAAGCTGACGCAAGGGATGAAGGTACAGTACGACAACAAGCTGTATAAGGTCAGACAAGGCATTGCTGCCGTGCTGGAGAACCAACCTCCAAGCATCTACACAGCAGCGTTATATGAGGAAATAAACGAGACCCATGCAGGAACATTGGAAGACCCGATTCCTTACAACAATAATATGGAATTGGAGGAAGGGAAATACTACTCACAAAACGAAGTGACCTACCTGTGCACACGTTCAACAGGGCAGGCAGTTTACAACAACTTGTCCGAACTTGTGGGGATTTACGTCCAAACAGCCGGACAGGAAGGAGGTGCGGAATGAAAACGATTGACGCAATCATTATCCATTGCTCCGCCACCAAGGAGGGGCAGGACATTACGGCACGTGACATCGACATGATGCACAGACAGAGGGGATTCTCCGAGATAGGATACAACTATGTGGTCAAGCTGGACGGGACAGTGGAAAC